TATCAACTCTGACGGAACAGTAGATATCTTGCTATTCGGTCAGGGAGCACTTGCCACTAAGTTAGCGGCTGGCGCAAACTGGTTTAACCTAACCTGATAACACCCTAAGTCGCTGGCAGGGTAGTGCCCTTCTACCCTGCCAGTCTTTAGAAAGGATAAGAGCATGGCATTGACAACAGTTGCAGAGCTTCGCACCGCCCTTGGCGTTGGCACTCTCTATACTGATGCAGTCTTGCAACAAGTCTGCGATGCCGCAGATAACGTACTCTTGCCTTTTCTATGGAAGAACCAGCAGTACATCATTGCTCACGGCAATACGGGCACAGTAGGAACACTTTATTTCGATCAGGATATTCGCGATTATTTCTACGTTGGACAATCTGTAACAATCTCAGGTGCAGGTAATCGCTACAATGGGACTAAGACAATTACAAAAGTCGATACTCGTTCATTTAACGTAACTACGGCTCACACTAGCGACAATCCACGCCACACAGTTGAGCCTTATGGCATCGCCGCTGTCGAGACTTATACCGATTACTCAACGATTCCGGCAATTCAAGAATGTGCCTTGATGATAAGTATTGACATTTGGCAGAGCCGTCAAGCTCCATCAAGCGGCGGCGTTACCATCGATGGATATCAGCCAAGCCCGTACCGCATGGGTAACACTTTACTTGCTCGCGTCCGCGGCTTACTTGCTCCATATCTTGATCCGAGATCGATGGTGGGCTAATGGCCGCCATATCAACACTCCGCGCAGGTATTGCAGCAGCTCTAGTCGATAACACTAAGTACTCAGTATTTGCATTCCCACCTGCTACGCCTATCGCTAACAGCGTTATCGTCGCTCCAGCAGATCCTTATATTTCGCCGTCTAACGGATGGCATGCCACTATTTCGCCTATGGCGAACTTTACTATTTCCGTCATGGTTCCATTGTTGGATAACGAAGGCAACCTAAACGGGATTGAGGATAATGTAGTAGCAGTCTTCAATAAACTCGCTACATCCTCATACACCTATAACGTTACAGAGGTATCCGCCCCGGCGGTACTAAGTGCCGTCTCAGGTGATCTACTTACCTGTAATATCAATATCTCAGTCCTAACGAGTTGGAGCTAAAATGTCCGAGTGGGAAAAAGAGCAAGAAGCCTTCCTGATCAAGATCGGGCAGGTAGCACCATCAACACCTAAGCCAGCACCTACAAAGAAAGACGAGGAATAATCTCATGGCTGTATTTCTAAATAACAAGGTCGGCGTGAAGATTAACACTGTCGATCTTTCAGACCACGTTACATCTGTAACACTTAACCGTACTTTCGATGAACTCGAAGTAACAGCGATGGGCGATGGCGGACACAAGTTCGTCAAAGGCCTTGAAGCATCATCTGTCACAATCGACTTTCTCAATGACACAGCAACATCGAACGTCCTACAAACCTTGCAAGCTGCATGGGGAACAAACGTCACAGTGGTTTTACTACAGGAAAAGGGAACCGCAGTATCTGCGACCAACCCACTCTATACTATGACCTGTTTAATCAACTCAACTACTGATGTTAATGGCGCAGTAGGCGACATCGGAATGCAGAGCCTGACATTTAACGTCTCAGGCACTACAGTAGTTGCCACAACAGGCACATTCTAAACTAACTAAACAAAGGGGCACAGCATGGCAAAGTTAATAGTCACGATGGCAGACAACAGCGTTACCGAGATCGAGATCACTCCTCGCCTCGAATACGCGTTCGAGCTATATGCTAAAAAGGGATTTCACAAAGCGTTCCGCGATGATGAAAAGCAATCAGATGTCTATTGGCTAGCATGGGAAGGCCTTCGACTAAGTGGAGTCACAGTCAAGCCATTCGGCGCAGACTTTCTCGAAACTCTAAAGAGTGTAGAGGTTGCAGAGTCTGACCCTTTGGCCTAGGCAGGGATAGCATCCACTATCTCATAGCTCGTTTGAGCATTGAGACGGCTATCCCTCCACAATATTTGATCGATTTAGACCCTACTATGCTCCAGATGATTCTGAAAGCGTTGAAGGATAGAGCAAAGGAGCAGAGCGATGCCTACAGAGCTAAAAGGCGCTAGCGAACTCCGTCGAGCAATGAAGAGATTCTCACCTGATCTCGATAAAGAGACTCGTGATGAGATGGTTGGATTCCTAAAGCCATTGGTTAAAAAGGCTAGGGGATTCATGCCCTCTAATGGTGACATGCCTTCGGGCTTCGTTGGTAACAGCGAGGGTGGTGGCTTCCCTAAATATGACGCAGGAGCAGCCCGTCGAGGCGTGGGCTATAAACTCACACCGACAAAGCCTAATCGTCAAGGCTGGGTGCAGACAGTATCGATCCACAATAAGACCGCTGGCGGTGCTATCTATGAGACCGCTGGGCGTAAGTCAGGAATGGGCGGAAGGTTTACTCCTCGCCTTCCCGGCCAGTTAGCAGGATCGGGCAAGATGGCAGGTCGCGCAATGTTTAAGGCTTACAAAGAGGACGAAGGCAAAGCAAAGGCTGGAGTTATTAAGGCGCTTGAGAAAGCCGCCGCGAAGTTTAATGAGAGAGTAAGTTAATGGCTGAGTTACGCATCCCGATTATTGGTGAATTCAAGGGTAAGAAAGCCTTCGACGATGCCGAAAGATCGACAGGTAAATTAGACGATAGTGTCAAAAAACTAGGCAAGGCGCTTATCGCCGCGTTCAGCATCCAGAAGATTACTCAATTCAGCAAGGCGGCCGTTAAAGCGTTTGTAGAAGATGAAGCCGCTGCGAGCCGTCTAGCGCAGTCAGTAAAGAATTTAGGACTAGAGTTCGAGACTCAAGCCATAGAAACCTTTATTGATCAGCTATCCCGTGCCTCGGGTATTACAGACAATCAGCTTCGCCCAGCGATGCAACGTCTATTGCAGACTACTGGGTCTCTCGCTAAGTCCACGGAATTATTAAACCTTGCCTTAGAAGTCAGTCGCGGTTCTGGTGTAGATTACGAAACAGTAGTTAACGATCTTTCAATGGCCTACGTCGGACAGACTCGAGGGCTTCGTAAGTACTCACTAGGACTTACTCAAGCAGAACTTAAGACAGCTTCGTTCGCCGACGTTCAGGAGAAGCTCAACAAGACTTTCACAGGTGCCAACGCGGCATACCTTGATACCTATGCAGGCAAGTTAACCCTTATCCAGACCGCAGCAGGAGAAGCGCAAGAAACTATCGGTAAAGGTCTAGTAGATGCCTTCTCGATCCTAGCCACCGATACGGGAAGCATCACAGAACTTACAGAAGCAATGAACAGCTTTGCAGAAGGCACGGCTACAGCCTTTCGTAACGTCGCAGTCCTAGTCAGTAATCTCGATAAGTCTATGCAGGCAGGCATGGGGCTTGTTGGAGTACTCGACAGAATAACGGGCAGTAACTTCGTTAAGATATTTGGCGGTGCGTTCGGATTACTTTCTACAAAGGGAGCTGGATCATTCGAGAGCTTCACCACGCCGGGCATGGGTGGTTATCCTAGCTCTGCCCTTGGTGGGAGTTATGTAGATCCTAATCAGGCGGCTCGCGAGAAGGCAGAAAAAGAAGCGGCCAAGCGCGCTAAAGAAATTGCTAACTTACAGAAGAAGACCTTAGACACACAGAAAAAGGCTAACGCTCTTACCAAGGCCTCTAAGGCGATCGATCTCGATCGTATCAGCGTCACCGCAGCTCTTCGTGGCAAGATTAGCGAGACCGATCGCCTATCGCTTAATCTGCAGTTAGCCTTGCTCGACAAGAATGAAGCGCAGGCTAACAAACTATCAGCAGAACTTGAAGCGGCAACCAAGCGCCAGCAGGCTCTTAACGCAGCTCTATTGGCTACGCCAGAAGCGCCGAACCCTTATCGTAATTGGAAAGTGCCTACCCTAGATTTCGGTGGCAATCTTCTCGGATCAGTCGTACCGAATTTTGTACCACCTAGTTATGCAATGCCACCAACCTTTGGGCAACAGGGAGGCTTACCTGCTGGCGTGGTCGCTGGCGTCAACCCTGAGCCAGTAGTCAACGTCATAGTTACGCTTGATAGTGGAGTAGTAACTAACGCTGTCTCCGAAGTACAGACTAATAACAATCTCTCAGGATCATTTACTTCTGTCGGCGGTCGAGGCGCGAACACAGCGAGATTTACCTAATGACGCTTCCTGCAACGATCTCGGTATCTTTCGACTTTAGCCAAGGTGCTACATTCGGCTATGGCTTCGTTATTGGTGATGCCGTTAATGGCGTCATTGGCACTAGTCAATTTGGAGACTCACCTGTTGCCACCCCTACGATCGATCTTAGCTCAGAGACTCGCCAGATTACTATCAGGCGCGGTCGCAATATCATGCGCGACACATACGAGGCAGGTACTTGCACAGTCCGAGTTATCGATCAGAATGGCGATTTCAACCCTCAGAATCCAGCCAGCCCTTACTTTGGCTTCCTGACTCCACTTAGAAAGATCCGTGTCGCGGCTACTACTCCAACCACACAGAACTTTCTATTTTCAGGCTACGTCACAGACTATAAATATACCTATCCGCAGGGCGAAGAATTAGGTTATGTCGATATAGCTTGCTCAGATGCCTTTCGCCTCTTTGCTATGGCTAACGTAACTACAGTAGCCAGCGCCACAGCAGGGCAGACTACAGGCACACGAATCGACAAGATTCTTGATGAGGTGGACTTCCCTTCTAGCATGCGTATTATCGATGCAGGTTCTACAACAGTTCAAGCCGATCCTTCAACAGCACGCACAAGTCTTTCAGCGATTCAGGTGGCCGAATTTACGGAGCAGGGGGCGTTCTATTGCCGTGCAGATGGAGAAGTAGAGTTTAAGGATCGATCCGATGTAGTGGGATCTTTAGCCCCGGCACCGATTCAATTTAATCAGACTACAGGAATCCCATACTCAGACCTTCGCTTTGCCTTTGATGATAAGCTCATCATCAACAGCGCTACGATGAAGCGAGTAGGTGGCGCTACAGTCTCGGCTAATAACTCCGATTCGATCGCTAAGTACTTTCCTCATGGCATGAACGTCGAGAACTTGATCGCACAGACAGACGCACAGGTTCAAGATATTGCCAGCATCTACGTCGCTACTCGCGCAGAGACTACAATTCGCATTGATGCTATGACGATTGATCTACTCGACCCTAACGTGCCAACAGATACGATCATCGGCCTAGACTATTTTCAGAATGTCGAGATTGAGAACATACAGCCTGCAGGATCGATTTTAACAAAGACTTTGCAGGTACAGGGTTTAGCGTGGGATATCACCCCGAACAGCATGAAATGTACAGTTACAACACTTGAGCCCATCGTGGAAGGATTCATCATAGGATCCGCCACGTCGGGTATAATAGGCACGTCCATATTAGGATACTAGGAGAAAACAATGGCAGCAGGTCTAGGCTACAAAGAATTTACAACAGGCGACGTCCTTACGGCCGCCGATGCTAACGGCTATCTAGCCTCTCAGGTAGTTATGGTCTTTGCTAGCGCCGCAGCTCGCACCTCAGCCGTTACAAGCCCACAAGAAGGAATGATCTCCTTCCTCAAAGATACTAACGCAACTCAGTATTATTCAGGCACAGCATGGGTCGATATTGCACCCGCTGCTGCAGGCGGTAAAGTGTTACAAGTGGTCAGCGTACAAAAACTCGATACTTTTAGCTCAACTGCTGCCTCACCTACAGCCATCACGGGTTTATCGGCTACCATCACTCCAAGCGCCGCATCGAGTAATGTGTATGTAATTCTTACAATGGGTCGAGTAGATTCCAGCGCTGCCAATAACGTGGCGTTTAGATTGAAGCGTGGCGCGACTGTCGTGGGCGGTGGTACAGCGGTATCTAATCGTCTAAGTTCGTGGATAAGTTTCGGCCCCGGCGGTGCAAATCAGGGGTCTGCACTAGCGGCGAGTTACTTAGACAGCCCAGCCACTACGAGCGCGACGACGTATTCTATCGAAGGCTGGAATGATACAACGGCGAGAACTTTCTATGTCAATCGCAGCAATAACGATCCAGACAATGCAGAGGCAGGCGGATCCCGTACATCATCAACAATCACCCTTTTAGAGATAGGTGCATAAATGGACATCGCGCAAATATTAGGACGTAAGTTTTCTAATAACGAATGGACACTTAACGGCGACGATTATGCTGGACTGGTCTGGCTATCAGATAATGCCAAGCCTACCGAAAAACAGCTACAGGATCTCTGGCCAACTGTTAAGCAGGAACTTCTCGACGAAGAAGCAAACAAGCTAACAGCAAAAACCGCACTCCTCGAGCGCTTAGGTATTACCGAAGACGAAGCAAAACTTCTGTTCGGATGAAGCCCGTATTATGCAAGGCTGGTCAACAGTTACGCGAGCAATTCGATGACACCTTCCCAGATCGTGATAGGCGTTCCGATGGTTGGATCGGCGATCTCCGTCATTCAGCGCGTCCTAGTGATCATAACCCTGATCAAGCGACAGGGGTGGTTCGCGCCATCGATGTCGATCGAGATGTACATAAGTCAGGCAAGCCCGACCTTATGCCCGATATTGCAGATCAGCTTCGACTCGCGGCCAAGGCAGGCGAAAAGCGAATTTCCTACATCATCTTTGCAGGACGAATTGCATCGTCTCGCATGGGCTGGCGCTGGCGCAAGTATTCTGGAAGTAATCCACATAACGCGCATTGCCATATCTCTTTCACTAAACAAGGCGATCAAGACGGCTCTTTCTTTAATATCCCGCTACTAGGAGGCAAATAATGGAACAGGCAAAATCACTCGCAGCATCAT